ATCTCCTTTTTGTGTATTTACATCAATCTGGCCAGATTGTAATGTACTATTTCATATTCTTCAGCAGATTTTGAAACTGCCCTGCCATCTGTTGAACTTGATTGAGTTGCTGTTGGGAAATCTTCCCAGACTGTAACATCTTCTGAACTTCTTCCTTCGGGTCTCCCTTAAAATTCTGTTTGAACTGCATAAACTGCTGTATCATCTGCATTAGCCCATTTCCCTGCGGCATCCCGCCACCAAGCGCGTTAAACAATGGATTACTCATCTGCATTTCCTCCCTTGACCGCTGATTCCTGTGCGGTATTAGCTCTAACAGGTTCAGAAAAAGAATTTAATCGGTTTATGATAGCTTCGTATTTACCCTTTAAATCGTCATATTCCTGTCTGGTGACGTATTTACTGTCCATGTTCTGAACAGGCTGTTTAGGCGGCATCTGAGTGCCTATTTCATGATACTCAAACGTCCGTAATGGTTGTGGCATACCAGAAACGTCTGTGGATTTTATGTAGAACTTTTCACTTTCACTGTCCATCAGCAAAACACTTGTCCCGGGTGCTACCAGATAGGATTTTGCGCCGACTTCGCCGGATACCCACAGGATACCGCTATTATTCTGCTGTGGTTGCTGTACTGGTTGAGCTGGAATCTGGACAGGCTGTTGCTGGAACTGGTTCATCTGCCCAGGAACGCCAAAACTATATTGATAAGGATTGTTATATAATGCCATCTTATACACCGCCTTTCTGATTATATTTTTACATAAAAAAAGAACCGGAAACAGGTCGTTTCTGGCTCTAATTAGTATCCAAAAAGTATCAGCACACTTTGATTATTTTATTGTTTACTCGGCGGCTTAATCGTTTCGCCGTAGATATGCTCACGTTCATCTGTTCAGCGCAGTATTCAAGCGTGTATTCTTTACATCTCAACCGAAACAATCTTTCTTCGTCCGGCGTGAAATTACACTCTACTAAGAATCTGTCTATATCTTTCTTTGTGAACACATATAATTTCATGAGCATACCTCTTATTAATGCAATTAACGCTGATTCTGTGCAAGATAATTTGTAAGCTTCTGTTTTGTTTTTTTTAATTCCTCTACATTGTCGCTGCTAATCTGGCTGTCCAACATGGTTGACATGACTTCCAAAATAAGGGAATCTCTCTCAGCTATTCTTTTTAACGTTTCAAAATCTCTTTTATCGTGGTCTTCCAGAATTTCCACTCTCTTATTAAGCCGAAATGCCGGAGCAATCCATTTAAAAATAACAGCTGCTGCCCCTCCAATAATTGATACCCCTCCACAAATTGAAAGAAAAAATTGAATAAATTCCTGTATGCTCATTCAGTTACTCCTTTTCCCAGTAGTATACCGGGATCTCGTTACCACTATCCCATGTATCATAATATTTGCCGTCTTGTACCGTCACCACATGGCCATCTATGCAAAGGATGTATGTGCCAGAAGGATGATCTAAACAGAAGTCATTTACTGTATAAATATACCTCTCTGACTGCTCCACAAGCTTCCTGTGATATCCATGCCTTGCCAAATATGATCCCCATACATAATTAGCACTTGGCATATCTGATAGCGAGCAAGCATATACCATTAATCCTGTAAATACCGTCTCCCAGTCAAGCTCTAACGCCTTGCATATCGCCCGGACAGCACAGTCACCTACACGATTCCCGGCTGGATTCGGATTAAAATATACCCATCTTTCCATATCTACCTCACTTTGCCCTCACAAATCTTTTTGCTCCTGCATTTGCCCTGGACTGCTGCTTATATCCAAAGTCTGCTACCTTGTTACGGTAATATTGTGCTGCAAGATTGTTTTCCTCGCAGAATTTATTATACTCCTTATTCTGTTCAGTCAGTTTAAAAGCCATTCGATCATATTCCGATCTTAGTTTTTCTTTTTCAGATTCTGGTACATCGTCTGAGTTGATTTCTTCGTTTTTCATTATCAGCCGGCGTTTAGTCGATCTGATTGAACGTTCCATTGCTCGCTGCTTCTGTGTATCTTCATAGATCTTTTTATTCTCTTCAGAATCAATCTTGTGTTCGTCCGCCCATGGATTCCGTAATCCTTTTGCCCATGGCTGGTGACTATGCTTGCAATTCCACCCATGCAGTCCGTGCGGATCCACAACTGTTCCCTGTCCGGTTTTCGGGCTTATATCATATCCAGTGTTTTCCAAAAGATTAGGATATCCCGGTTCCGATCCAACTATTGAGTAAGGCTTTCCCTGCCAGGATGAATGATCTCCGCAAGGGGGCTGTCCTTTCTGTGCTGTTCTGGCTCCCATATGCGCTGATACAAGGACATAATTTGTCTTTGCCTGTGCAATGTACTGATTCGTTACCTGTGCCGCCGTTTGATTCATACTTGTTACCACGCAACACCTCACAGCTGCTTCAAGGGTTCTTTTTGCACCGCTTGTTGGATAATCCACCATGATTCCTTTTTGTGCATAATTGTCCAACACATCACAAATTGCAGTGGTGTAGGATTGCACACCGGAAGCAACACGGATTTCAGCTTTATCCAGCAGATTAATTAGATCACGCTGAGATTGATTTATTGTAGTCCTGCTCAGGTTGCTAAGCTCACCCAATGTTTTTTTGAATTCTGCATCCATCACCGCTATCACTTCTGGATTCTCCAATGGTGGACTTATATTCTCGTCAATCCCTAAAAGAATATCTTTATCATTATCCCAGGACGTCATCACGGCATTTTGCAGGATCCGTCTAAGCTCTGGTTGTGTCATTTTTGTAAGCTTCTGCAACTTCTGTTCAATGGCAGCTCTGCTCTCTCCCATTTGCGTGAGTTTCCAGATAAGCCGATCAGCTGTGGCAGTCATGCCGCCAGTTTGAAGAATGCGCTTGGAAATGTCCGTCATTATAAAATCTTCCAGTTCCTGGTAAATCGCAAGGATTCTTTTTTCTTTTCCGTGAAAATACTCTGGTGGAAGCATTATTTACCACCTGCCGTTTCTTTTACAAGCCGCACCCAATCAGATAGATGTTCCTGCTTAGCACGATCAAACCAGTGATCGGACGTTCCTGGTGTATGATATTGTAATCTTCTCCCTGTGGGTGATTTTTTAGGCGGAGATGTCCATCCGATAATATTGCCCTGTGCATCCTTGAGCGGAATGTTCGGACCATATACTTCTCCCGCGTACAGATAATGAGCATAAGAAGTATTGTATTCAATCTCTCCGCCATCAATTCCCTGCGGATATCTTACGCTGCTTCTCAATGCTCCTTGCTGGAAAGGTACATAAGGCTCGCAGTCCGCTACGATCTGCATGTTCAGCTTCTTCTGAGCTTCTTTCAAATTACCATCAATCCGCTTTGTATCAAATTTGATATGTACATTTCCAACATGATTATTGATCTTCATAGGCTATTCATCCCCAAATAATCCGCTTGCTTTGTTTTCTTTATTCGCTTCATTTGCGAGAGCTTTCGCATCCTCTTCGCTGAATCCTTCAAATTTTACCAGATAGTACCAGAACGGAACCCTTCCGGTGTTTACATAGCTAAGCCAAGTCTGCTTATCCTCTGCAAAAGAATATGTGATGTCTCCGAAATCATAATTGACTTCATAGGCTCCGACAGGTGCAAGTCCGTACAAATCAGCATGGACATTCAGTGCGTAGATTACTTGATCTAAACAGGATTCTAGTTTATCCCTTACATCCTTGATAAACTGTATGGTCCTCTGCTGTTCTGCTTCTACCCCTGTGGCTGTCTGTATGCCGCTTGTTTCGTTAAAGACAAAATACCCATTGGAGAATCCAATCTTGTACCCTAACTGGCTTAAAAGGGCATTTATCCCGCTTATGCGGGTATCAGTGTTTAAAATCGGATTGATTTCTTGATAAAACTCTTTTTCATCCTGTCCGAATACATTTTTCACATAATCCGGCAAGCTCATTTCTTTGCATCTGTGTTCCATGGCCTGCGGTGTCATAGCTGCTACTGGTGATCCACTCGGCATGAGTATTCTATCATCAGCCAGAACGGTTCTCTTAGAATCAAGGATTTCTTTTGCATTACGGCTGTATGCAATGTCCAGGTCTTTCAACTCTTCAATTGCTTCTGCAAATATCGGTAAGCCAAGTGGCGTACTGATATCCACATTGTTCGCCTGTGGAGTCCGCAGCACTCCGTACAGAGGTCCATTCAACTTCTCTCCGTTCGCCTTAAGAATCGGCGGCGTGTCTGCTATGAGGTCAGCCCACTTGGTCTGTTTAAGGTCAATCTTATCGCCGATTGACTGCGGGGATTTTGATACATAGGCTCTGTTGGAAACATAATACGGATAGGTTGTCACTCCGTCCACTGTTGTCTCAACAAACCTGTGATACTCGAGTCTTGTGTAGTATTTTCTACCAACGGTATAAGAATCCTTAAATATAATCCCTTTGATTTCTTGGTTGTCGTAATCCACGATCATCACATCTGCCGGAGTAAATACGTCAAGGTTCTCACCGTTTGGTTTAATAAAAACTGTTCCATAAGCACAGCCATATTCTACCCAGTGACGTATTTGGAAATACACTTTATCAATCTGCTCCTGTAGCCATGTAGCTCTTGCGGAACCATCAATCTGAATGCCGATTGCCAGTGTTGCGAGCCGAGCTGTTTCTGAGCAGACAGATTTAGCGAAATTAATCGTCTTAATATTATTCTTATCATCTAGCCAGTATGGAACGCCTCGATATATGTTCGCACATTTATTAATTAACGATTCCATTTCCGGGAATTCTGCTGCTTGGATATTAAAATCCTCTTCGGCTTGTTTTTTGAATATCATGTTAAACCACCTTTTTAGTGTTGTTATAAGTCCCATTTAATCTACCTTTTAAAATCCATCCATCTTACAGAAGTATCTCGCACAATAATGTCTTCATATTCTACAACTTTTAAGATTTCGTTAATGTCAGATGATCCATATATTTTTAAACCGATGCTTAAGAATTTATTTATTTTATCTGAAAAGTACCTATCTAACATTTTAGTCACCTGTCGCTATCTTTTTTCCACACATCGGACAATAATTAAGGTCAAACGGTCTGGAAGTAATGCTCCCTTTTCGGTCTTTCATGTATATGTACAACATACAGCCGTATATATATTTATTCTTCTTGTATTCTGGATTATCATGGCATTCTTTCCAAGAAGCTAATTCATCGCAAAATTTACACATTATGCACTGTTCCCCCTTCTGTTAAATAACGGCTCATAAGCATACCTAAGTGCCGAGATTGCATGATCGTTTCCGTCAGGATAACCACTTATTACATTTCCCTCTTTGTCCCGATCGTACTCATATTCCGTAATTTCCTTGTATGCGTTCGGTGTCCGCTTCGGGTCAATGACAAGTGTCTTTGTCTGTAAGAATTTAAAACCATACTCGATACTTCCCGGCCCTTTGATTGCTCCTCTAGCAGGAAGTCCGGCGTCCCGGAAGTCGTTCACGGATTTAGGCTCCGCAGAATCACATATCATCGTATAATCGTCATAGCCTTTTTTCTTGATCCAATCAGCGGTCTTGGAGTTGCTCCATTTATTTACATATAGCTCGTCAATTAGATATATCTTCTCTCTGGCGGAATCATAATAAGTTCGGAGATAGCAGAAGGCATCCGGGTACCATCCATAATCTACTCCAGGGAAAATACGGTCCATGTGACTGATTTCTTCATCTGTAATATCTCTAATCTCCAGATATTCAAATACGTTTCCGCCGTCACCATTCGGAACACCCAGGTATTCATGCTCATATGCTTCTGGATTGACTTCCTTTAAGTGCTCTGCATCATTAAGGAATTTCTGACCTAGCCACTCCTCCGGGGCTTCCAGATAACTTGAATGATGAATAACTCTTTTCGGGTTAGGCGTGAGCTTGATCCTGTTTACCCAGTTTGATTTTGATTTTGGTGGATTGTATGATGAAAAATCATAGGATTCATCGCCACCACGAAGCACTGACTGATTAACAGAACGCTCCTGGGCATCTCCCTTCATTTGATCTTTTTCTTCTTTCCAGAGAATTCCGATATATCCGAATTCTGGCTTAATAGATTTCAGTTTAGTTTCATCATCCAGACCACGGAAGTATATTGTCTGCCCGGTTTTAATGTATTTGATCTCAAGTGGCGACACCTTGCATTCAAATTCTTCCATCAGTCCCAGTTCATTGATAGCCCATTTCATCTGAGCATACACAGAATCTTTCAGCGTCGCACCCACCTGGCGAGTAATGCAAGCGTGCATCTGAGGATTATTTTTGATAAGTTCAGTAATCTTAAAAGCTACGTACGAAGATTTCAAACCGCCTCGACCGCCCTCGAATACATATTCAATGTTAGGCTTAATCTGTCGGTTAATATCCACGAATGCCTTGCCGAGTACTCTGGCAGGAAGTTCATATTTGCTTTCGTCTGATTTTGATACGGCTACCAACTGTTCCCATTTGTCCACTGCCTGCATATTTCCTTTGATAGCTTTATCATATACGGCAGCTACAATACAGGCATTGTTATTTGCGTCCTCGTCAGATATACCCATCTTCGTGAGTTTCTTCTTTGCAGCAGTCGGGGCAGGGTTCTCAGCTATCATTTTGGCTAATTCAGAAAGGGTTTTCTTTTGGCGGCGAGACTGACCAGAAGCAATGCCACCTTTTTGACCGTTCTTCACTGCTTCCTCACTGCTTCGACCAGGTTTAAAAGGTTTTAAATTTTCCTCGTTTGCCATTCTATCAACATCCAATCATACCCTTTCTGAAAATAAAAATTCTGCCACGTATAGCTATATATATATACTATATTACCATACATGGCAGAAAAATTTGTCCCCACATTTTAATATTAATTGTAGTATTATATTTCTCTTAGTTTTCTTAAAGTATCATAAAACATAGCCATTGCCTTGCGCTTGTATGCATAGAAATCATCTCGCTTTGCCGGTATGTATTTTGTCTTCATGATACGGTCATAGGATTTGTTTGTTACAATAGATTCGTACACCAGAAGTTCAATCCCTGGAGGGCAAGAGCTTATGCAGCAGTGTAAAATATCATGTCTCTGCTCCGGTGTAGCTTTCTGGCATATATCCTTTAAACGGTTAATGTCTTCTGGATATACGCCAAAATCAACAAGTGACTTTTGCCTGGTCCGCATATCATCACTCCTTTTTATTTCTATTTACGCTTGCCACCAAAATGTGTAATCAAGTAAATAGTGCCAAATGATCCGAATATTATTCCAAATGTAAATGCTATTAAACTATCAATCATTCTTCTTCATCTCCTCCAACTTCTTTTTAGCTTCTTCACGAGAAAAATAAACCTTTGCTTCTTGCTTCTTTTCTAAAACTCCGTTAATAATTTGTAAATGAAAGCCTTTTTTATCAATATGAAAAGCATCCACTTTGTGTTCTACGATTCTAAGAGGTTTTCCTATAATATCATACATTGTATCTCCAACCTTACACGGCAGCCTCACAAGCAAGCCCTGTTCTTCTAAGTCTTCATATTCGGCAAGTTTATTACAGCATTTGTTATGACCGTTGTTTCTAATGTCAGTTTTTGGAATTGCCTGCCGATGTTCACCATCGTCAATCCACTCTGTTAATCTCTCCATCTACTTCACCTCCTGAAATCTTCTCATGAAATGAACTTTCCACGATTCATCTACTTCCACGAAATTTTCTTTTTCATACTCTGAAATCGCATTTTTAAGGTTCAAAATTTCCTGTTTAAAAGGTTCACTTTCCTGCTCTAAATATTTATTCTTTTCAAATCGTTTGCAATACTGCTCATGTGCCATCTGTTTGGTTTTCATGCTGTATCCACATACTCCTGTAGTAGAAGCCAATTTGAAAACTCTTTTGGCGCATTCGTAGTTATATTTATCTACTCGCTCAGGCAAAGCCCAACCTAAAAAAGAAGCACACTCACAGCACTTCACTTTCTTACTCATCTACTTCACCTCTTTCATCCAATTCTGAAATTCTTTCATACAGTCAGGGCATAAGTCCGTTACGCCATGTGAATAATACTTTCTATCAACATCTAAATTCACTGGAATAAATCCATTGATGTTTTTATTATCTTTTTTAGTGTTGTATGATTCATATAACTTTCCGCATCGATCACATTTCATTGCATTCGCCATCTCTCATTCCTCCTGTAATCTCATCAATACACTGGTTCCATCCTTCTGCAAAGCCAGCATCAGACGTATTAGCTGGATAATCTCCATTGTCTTTTTCTGGCAAATCCATAAGCGGACACCAGTCTGGTCTTGATTTACTTTCACAATCATAATGTTCTTCTGTCATCAGAATTACATCGCAATCTAAACAGTCAGCTAATTCACACAAACCCTCATATTCAAGAGCGCTACAGTATGCAGTTCCGAACGGGCAAACATAGCAATTCTCTGGTGTTTCCATCACTAATACTGATTTACTCATTCCGGCACCTCCATTCCTAAATCAAATAATGTTAATTGTGATCTGAACTCGTTCAACCGTTTTTGAGCTGAATCGTAATAATCTTTATTGATTTCATAACCAACATATTCCAGGCCGTATTCCTCATATGCAATCAGTGAGCTTGCACTCCCCACATGGGTATCAAGAATCTTCATTCCTTTCTGCAGATATTTATGACATATCCAACGATATAAATTTACAGGCTTTTGAGTTGGGTGGATTCGCTTTTCATTCAGTTTTTTGTTGCCCTGCATTATTTCTCCGTGCGCGATACTCTTTCCCTGTAGCATACCATTCCACATATACCTAAAAAGTCTTACACTGTCATGGAAACTGCAAGCAGCTATCTCACAATCGGAAAAGCTTGAATTCCCATTGCACTTATCCCATACAATTCTTCCTGGTGGGAAGCTGTATTCAAAATAATTGCAGCCCCACACAATTTGATTTTTGGAAACTCTAAAGAGCTGGTCGAAATATTCCTGGTTCGGTATAATCCATTGTTCAGAGACTTTGTATATTCTCTGTACTCCTATTGGACTTATCTTTCTTCCGTAGAATCCTCTCTTTTCTGGGCCGCTGTAATACGGTGGATCTACAACTGCCACATCGAAGTAATTATCTGGAAAGTCCGGGAGAAAATTCATGCAGTCACCGCAAATAAATTCTCTTTGCATCAGTGTTCCTCCTGTAATAATTCTGGGTTGTCAAACACGTTTCCGGAAGTTTCAACCTTTCTGCGCCAATACCCAAGTTCTTTTCGGTAAAATGTCTCTTCTGGAAAATCAACATAAAATCCTAAATTATAGCTTCCGTAATCAAAGCTTGAACAATACATTCCAAATTTTACCAGGGCATATTCTCCGTTATGATTAACGATGTCATTTTCCCAGATTCTCTTATTGCTCTTATCAGTCAGTCCGGTGAACTGGCAGAGGGTTTCTGAATCAATTTCAATCTGTACTATCTGATTTGGGAGTCCCCAGTCAGTCATTCTCTCTTGCAAAATATAGTGATGTTCTGATACTGGTTTTCGTTCATAGTCCTCTTTAAAACAATAGGTTGTTTCAGACATTTTCTGATAATATCCCTCAACCCATTTTCCATTATCAATCCGCTTTGCCTTGAAAAGAATTTCTCTCATTCAACTCCACCGCCTTTCACAATCTCCACAGCATCATTCAAAATTACGATTTCATAAGATTTTGTCCATCCCACAGGTTTTGCTAATGTACTCCGTTTTTCTAATTGCTGAACAACCTTATCCACATCAAATGCCGTTGGCTGTTTATTAACACAATCAATAAACTCCTTCTGGCCAGAACTAACACTTGTTCCAATTTCCCAAATTTTGATGTATTTAATTAATTCGTCTGCATCTATCAGTCTGCTCATATTTTATTCCTCCCACACTCCCAACAACCTCATCCTCTCATACAGTACAGCGACGGTCTTGCGCCTGTATCCATAGAAGTCCTTCGGATTCATCGGGATATATCTTTCTTTGCTGATTTTTCTGTAACTTTTCCGGTGTAGAATATTCTCGATAACCATATCCGCTATCACCGTGTTTTTCGGGCAAGCTGACAAGGCGGCACTGGTAAGCAGGTATCCGTACTCTGCCGGGAAGTCTTTCAGCATCGTATTCAGTTTTTTCAATGTCCTCTGCCGGAATACCGTAGTCTTTCAACTTCTTGTTCCTTGTCAGCATACTGTTCTCCTTTCTAATCGTCTGGGTGGTGTTTGTCGTACATGATCGCTATGCATACAAGACCGGCCACTCCGACTATGATTCCAAGGGTGAACCCTAATAAGAATGTAATCATGTTTCTTCCTCCTTTGCATAATCCTCACACTCCTCCGCGTATTCATAACTGTCCATATCATCACATCTGCACTGGCAGGAATCCTGTTTATCACAGCAAATGCAGCACTCTGTTTCACCATCCGGGCAGGTTAATTTACATCTTCCCATTTAGTCCTCCTTATATGGTTCTGGAATCGGCATCCAAGCCACGACGTCTGTCCAATCAATTTTATTTTTACAATTTGTACAATCCGCAAGAATCCACTCTTTTTCGGGCGTCCAGTATGCCATCCAGCAAAATCTGCCGTCTGTGACTAAATAGCATTCCGCATAATTCTTGATTTCTGGTACTCTCTCGCTGACTGGAATCCAGTCAGTAGACAAACGCTCAATAACTTTCTTCTGTTCCTCTTCTGTCTCGCAGTGTATTACAACGTCATAGGTATCATCGCATGCACTAAATGCGCCGTCTTCATTCTGAATAAGTTCCATTACATCACTCATTTCTATCCTCACTTTCCACATGTAAGCAACTGACACGCTATTGTGCAGTGGTACATGGAATCTCATTTTCATACAAAAGGTCTGGATTAAACACTTTTTCTATGTAATAATAGATATATCTTTTTCCGGTTTCCGAAACAAATTCGATTTTTGAACCGCTAACTAGGTGTCCACTAACAAGTCCGCTAAAATTCATTGGATTCTCTGGAAAAACTCCGACAAACAATAATTTGTCCATCATCTTTTCAATGTCAGATTCCGTTTCTGCCTTTAAATGCATGGTTTTATGTAAATACGATAATGGTATTTGCATTTCTCTTGCATTGCCCCCAAACACTCTGTACATATCACTAAGATTTCTCCATAAATTTAATTCTTTTTTATTAAGTGATTGGCTTAACTTAATTGTTTCGGATTTATAGTTTATTTCTTTCATTTATTCCTCCACCTTTGAATAACTCAATCTATACGCCCTCTGCTCTGTCGGATCCTCACTAACAAGCAATCCGTTGTCTAAGAGCAAATTAAAGTGTTTTCTGGCAGTAGCCATTGAAATGTCTAATCCATCTGCAATATTTCTTGTAGACGGCATATAGTGGTGTTTGCGGTAATATTTCAGTATAAAGTGATATACCGCTTTATACATCTCCTGTCCCTCTTTGTGTTTGTGCTCTGTATTGTATTTTCCCATCAATAACACCTCGCTTAATCGTTAATGCGAAATCTCAAATCAAGATTCAGCTCCTCTTTGATTGATCTTCTATAATCCTCCCAGGTTGCCATATCATCCATCAGATAATCAGCCCCCCCTGTCCATGCCGTCCATGAATTTCTGACAGCGTTTCTGTCCAAATCCGAAATCATCATGCAAAACGGCAATTCCAAGGATTGCAAATGTATCAAGTGTCATTTCTTTGATCTTCTGTGCAGCTTTATCCAGGTCTTTACTGGCTAAAGAGGTATGTACTCCTGTAATCCCTCGGAATTTTATTTCCCTCTCAAGTGCTTCTATACCGCCATCTCTAACAATTCTGAGTGCCAGGTCAAGGCCGTCCTCTCTCCCTCGCTCATACTCCTTCATTTTGTTCATTGGTTTTCTCCTTGTTCAGATTTTTAGCTTTCTTATGCATCTTGTCCAGATAATCCGCATAGGCTGTAAGCATGTGATCCACAAAGCCGTTTTTATTATATTTGTCCGATACAACGTGTATCTGCTCAACTACCTGCTGCCAGTATTCGTCCCTTTCTTCTATTCCGGCAGTTTGAAGGACCAGTGCCGGAAAGTCGATTTGTAAAAACTTTATGGTGTTCGGTATCTGCTCATGCGTCACTCTCATACTTATACACCTTCTTCTACCTCAAAACTCTGTTCAAGAAGTCGCTCATTATCCTTGCTAAACGCCTTTATATAGCTCTGTTTTATCGGTCTGATAAAATGTATGCCGTTAGCTGATTTAGCCCGGGAAACAGCTACATAGAACTGTCCAGGATCCCAACAGCAAGGATCAATATTAATCTTTTCAAATGTCTGTCCCTGTGATTTATGAATACTGATCGCCCAGGCAAGTTTTACCGGGAACTGAGAGAAAGAACCAGCTTTCTTACGGACTATCTTTTCTTTTACGATCTTCTGTCCATCTTTTTCCTGTTCAGTTTCCTCAATAACCTGTTTCTCAATGTCTTTACTGTATCTGTACAAGTTAACTGTTTTACCCTTATCAGTCTTGATAACCAGATAGGATTCTTCAAATTCTCCGTTATCCACAATTTTCTGAATGATGCCAATCGTTCCATTGACGTAGTTTCCAGACAGATCATTGACTGTAATCATCACTTTTGCACCGATGTTAAGAATTAAGTCCTCTCTGGCAAATGCAATGTTCTTAATATCAGCAGACGTTAATTCTCCGTCAACTGCTGCATGAAACACTTTTTCGGTCTTTTTATCCAGTTTTCCGAGAAAAGTATTATTAATCCGATCAGCTTCAGCATTTGTTCCGACCAGAAACGGTGCTTCTGGTATAACCTTGTCTGATTCGTTATTCTCCAGATATGCAATGGATTTTCTAATATTGTTGCCATATTTAATATCATTCAGCACATACTTAAATCCCTCATCATTCTGCCTGCATACTTCATCAAGTTTAATATATTCAAACCCCATTTCTTTCCAGTACTCAGACATGAAAGCATATCCGTGTTCGTACTTTCCACCCTTTCCATAATCAGATCCATACATCCGGCAGAGAATTTTACGGTCATCTGTTGTAATGACTGGTGGAAGCTGGTAGAAATCCCCAATTACGATCAGTTGAACGTCTTCTTTATCCTCTCCGCTCAAAAGTCTATCAACCGCTCTCTCTTCATTTTCTGTAATGATCGTCTTCGCAATCATATTAAACAGGTCGAACCGGCACATGCTGATCTCGTCAATAATAAGAATATCCGCTTCCTTCAACAGTTCAGCTCTGGATTTCACTTTTTTCTTGTAATCCTCAAATTTGATTGAGATATTCAATGCACGATGCACGGTAGTCGCTCCATATCCGATATTGTCCGCAGCTATTCCAGTAGTAGCAGATACCAGAACACTTTTACCAGTTTTTTCCGCCTCATCAATGAATGTCTGAATAACCGTTGTCTTGCCTGTTCCTGCATCTCCTGTAAGGAAAACATTACTGCCAGACAACATTGTGTCCAATGCGTACCGCTGTTTTTTATTAAGCTTCTCTTTTTCCATTTTTGTAACCACTCCTTATGCCTTAGTAACCAATTGTAACAATCTGAATTTTCATGCAATTTAATTTTATTTTTTAATTTGTGTAATCATTTTATTTTTGTAACCAATGTGTAACCAACTTTTCAACCACCTTGGTTACACCGCAAACCCTTATTTTATGCGGGTTTCAGAGTTGTGTAACCGTGTAACCAATGTAACCAATGTTTTCCTATAGGAGATTGCAATGTGTATATGATTTTTTTATATATTTTTTTATTCCCTATACACATGCTTTTCCGCGGGTTACATGGTTACATGGTTACAAATCACGAAAACGGAACACTTGTTCCAGTATTAGCAGGTATAAAATCAGCTTCAACATGCTCATTTTCCTGTTCGTCTTCAAGATCTTTTATATCAATAATCTTTACAGCAACAAGTCTCATTACACTTCCCCCATCTCTTTTTATTACCGTATCCCTTTTTCCTGTATGCTTAATTAATTCTCGATTAATCGCCCATGCTGAAAAGGCTTTTCTGGAGAATCCGTTGTTTTTTAGGAGATTTTCAAGAGGTTTCGGATAAAAATACACATATACATCTCCATACTCATCTGGTGTTTCCTTAAATCCCCACTGATCGCAACTGAATTGCGCATCAAAGTGCTGCCCGTACACAGAAAGACTTTCGATGATAAACTCATAGCATCTCTGTCCTTCCGATACGTCTTTCTTGCGTGTAGGTATGTCCACAACATCCTCGACTGTCAGCTCACGTCCATCCTTAAATATGAAATCTGTAGCTAATTTGTCAGCCAGTAGGAGCGTGGATATAGCCATGACCTGTTTTGCCGGAAAATTATATCCATCAAAGCCCTTTTCAATCTCAGACTTCATTTCTTTTAACTCATCCGGTGTAAATTTTTTAAGATTTCCAACAAATACTCTTCCAGCAAAACCATAATTTTTCATTACAGTGCTGTTAATCTCTGCCGGATTCTCGTAAATATCCTCGCAACACTCAATTTCAACAATTCTGTTGATTGCTCCACCGGAATCTGCAAATTCCGAAATAGGGTTCTCACCGTTACAAATGGTTACATTACACCATGTATTCTCCTTAGCTGCTCCGAGGTCCTTATTTGATCTTCCTTTCCCTTTACCGGAACAGAGATTGTAAATCAATGTTTCGTAGTTGTCCCGAATATATTGAGAAGCGTTCTTAGAGTCATCGAGGATCATCGGAAGGTTATTGAGCATATCTGCCCTTGTCTCCAATGATGTATCTGTTGAACGAAAATTCCCAACGTAGGCTCCCGGTGCCGGATTCCCCCAAACCGATGCCGCTATATTGATTGTTACCGTCTTTCCGCCTCCTGTCTGCCCATAGAAATCTACAATGAACGGCAGCACATCAAGTGGCTGTATAAGAACACTCGCAAAAGATGCCGCCAGTGCTATTCGTGGTTCCAATCGCCCACATGACCGTAGCTGCTTAGCCAGCGTCACCCACTTGAAGTAATCTCCGCTTTCCTGTATACTCTGGAATAGTGTTTTAAAGCGGTATTCGCCATCAAAAACGATTGAAAGGTCGTAAGGCACAAATACATTGCCATGCCACCCTAACTTGCTTGTAGAGTGCTGTATGTCAATCATATCGGCATTGTACATTTCCACATCTGCCAGATACTTCACAAGAAGCCTTGCATTCTCTGAATTTACCTGCACTCCGAACCTTGCAAGATTAGTTATTGCTCTGGAAGTCACAATGTCAATTTTTGGAACGGTTATTTCCGTCCAATATCCGTCTCTTTTGAAAGCAACTGTAATTTGCTCTTCGCCTGTCTCGATGTTCTTTAGTCGGCGAATCGGCATGATCGGGTGGTGGCACACAAGTTCCCTTGCCTTGGATGTCTCGGAAGAAAATATTCCGTTTTCCGTAGCTATCCAGCTTCCGCAAGCCATGTTAGGATATTCTTTTCCAATATCATCCTCATAAAAATTTGTTATATTCTCAACCAGTTGCATGGAACGATTTGCTTTTTCTTCCTTTTCCTTGTCCTGTTCTGCTTTCTGGAATTCTTTTATGAATTCCTCGGCTATGCTTTTTACTCTTACGTTCTTTGCTCTGTCCATCAACTTAAATTTAACTTCCGAGCGGTCGATTTTACTTTTTATCGCAAAAAGTTCTTCATATAACTTCTTCTGCATAAAATCATTTGCTTGCAAATTTTCAATATTTTCAAGAATGCTTCTCACCTCCTGCCTTAGCTGATAATATTTCATATCTGCTTTTTTCTTTTTCAAGGTTGAACTGGCACATATACCACTCTTCTGAACCAGGAGGGAAAGTTTTTAGTGCTGTTTCGTACATAAACATGTTCTTTTCTACCTGTTCAAGTTCGCTGGGATCCTGAGCGGGATTGCATTTTTTTGATTTGATATCTCTCATTTCATGTCTGATCTGGTTGCGGCTTTTACCTTTTTTTGATACATAAGTACCGCCCAGTTCAATAAATGCAGTACTAAAAGGAACGGATTCGTATTGCATCACGAAATCAAACACATCACCGCCGATTCCACAGCCGAAACAGTAGAAAGAATCATCGTAGATTTTGCAGGATGCTGACTTTTCCTTGTGAAAAGGGCAACATATAAATCCCGCTCTGTTCGGTTTCAGTCCATATCTGGAAAGAATTTCCGGCATTTTCACTGACTGTTTGATTTCTTCCTTAGTCATGACAGCAACTCCACGATTCTCCGCCCGGTTTCTTCTTTTGTACAGAATTCAAATCTGACACCGTATTTATCTCTAATCGTGCAAAGAGATTTATATAGCTGACAGCCATCAACAGCCTTGTCAGATATCACAGTCTTTACTCTCTTGCCGTTTACAGTTCTCCAGATAACTTTATGTTTTCGGGGATTCTCCCAAAAATACACATCACCAACAGATTTAATATCTGGACCATGCTCGCATAGGATGATTAACTGTATACCTGCTTCACGCGCTCTAATCAGCTCCGCTTTGAATCTTTCATGCTGCTGGCATACATTTCCGCATAACTCCTGCAAATCCTTTTTGCGGTCAATACAGAGCTTTGCATTGTCCAAAGATTGATAGTCTCCGCAGTATAACTTTGATCGGAAATATTGTACTTCAAGGCTGTCAAACTGATTCTGAATCCGTTCCCATTCTGATTTATGTTCCCTTGTGTCTACTTGTATAACCATTAAAAACACATCCTTTTAATTGAATGGAAGTTCTTCCTGTACACTGTCTGGAATATTCATAAAGTCAGTACCTGCCGGATTCGCTCCCATGATAGCTTCTTCCTTCAGATGATCGTCATAGGCTTTTGTGGTGCGCTCTTCTGGGATGTCCGCATCCTTAATTCCTTCAATACTGCGGAACCATGCAAGTTTGTGACGTTTTACTTCTCTGTTGTCGTACCAGTCTTTCTCCAGACGGAAGATACCGCCGATTAGCTTACCTTTAAACTGCTGTCCGAAGTTGTCACCCCACTTAACAGCAAAACCCGGATTTGACTTTTCTACGCATGTGATAAATGTTTTAAGGTTACGGACACCATAATCTACGCTCTCGTCAATAACCATATAGTTAGTACCGGCATTCGGATACTTCTTGTCCGGACGAATGTCATTTTCAAACTGCTTCATAAAGTAGCCCGCCTGTTCGTCTCCTTCTGCGAAATCAAACAAGATAACAAGCATATCAAGTCCACCCTGGGATTTTTTCTCTGATACCTGCTTAATAACCATCTTGTGTCCGCCAAGAGCAATCGGTTCAAATTCTCCTGCTGCCTGTGTTGTGTCATAGCTATTTGGTTTCTGCATTATTGTTTTCTCCTTTTCCTAATTCGTAATAGTCTCTAATGATCTTGTCTACTTCTGCGAGATCATTATCAATAGTTAAACTGTCAAACATTCCGATCGGAGACTTACTTACTGCTCCCTGGCTGGACTGAGTGACAAATAAGTGTTTTCCGCTTTCTTCAATACAGCGAAGAACGATGGTAAAAAGACCTTCCAAACAAATTTTTTCATCAAGTAGCTTTCCTATGGTCTTTGGTTTCACATCTCCAGAATCATCCTTTTCTTCGTGCATCATCATATATACGATCTTGTCCTGCGGTACTTTCGTGACGATAAACTGGATAAGATTCCAGAAATAGTCTCCAATATCATTGTACAGAGCAAACACTGCATTGCCTTTTCCGGCAGAAGCATGCCCTCTCATAAAGTGATTAGTGATAAGATAGCCTGCATCATCAATAACAATTGACTCTGCTTTTGATGCGATCAGGCACTTCATTACCTGCTGGTAATCATCCGTAAACCATCCGTCAATCTTTCCTTTAAACGGAAGTGGTTTATTCAATACTCTAATAAGGTTCCAGTCAGAATTCTGGCAGTTTCTCAAACTGGTACTCTTGCCAGAACCAGATTTTCCAATAATTAATACTGGTGTTGCCATTGCTATTCCTCCTTGTCATAAACCACATGCTTGCTTGCAATATCTTTCATTGATATGGTTGATTCGTTATAAATCTCAACCAGTGCGTTGTACGCTTCCGGCGAAACTTTCACGACAGGGTTATCCTTATCGGTTGCCGGCTGCTTCTTTCTTGCCGGAATACGGATTTCAAATTCACTCACTAATACTTTCCTCCTTATATGATTTCTGAGCCGTTAAAAGCCCATTCAAGCCTGTACGTAGCTCGCCAATGTTCTTGCCTTGTATGATTCCTCTATCGGATTATCCGGCACAATAGCAAGCTGGGTGTCAATCAATCTAACAATCTCATTAATGCGCTCTTCCATGTTTACACCGCCTTAAAAAAGCAATACACATTGTCGGAACCATCCCCTCTCACCGGATTTTTTTTGCCATTCGAAAATGTTCCGCCGGCACAGTGATATTCGAGGTGGTTTAGATACATATCCGGGTTTTCCCAGTCAAGAATGTACGATTTCCGTCTGTTCAGCTCCTCTAGAAGCTCGTTCGCCGTTGTTATCAGTTCCATTGTCGGCAGGAGCTTCAATTCTATCTGATTCAGCATTTAACGGACACCTCCCATCTATTAAGAACCTAAGAAGATGTGCTTTTGCAAGTTTGCACTGCTCAGCTGATTCCTCTTCAAGCAATTTACTATCAAAATAAATTATATAATTGCCATCCATTTTCTTACCCGAATTCCACTTTGAATTCATAATGTTGATATCGCAAGCATGCACATGCGAAGCAATATCGAACGAAACAAAATAATCTGTTTCGTTCGAAACTCTCCACGCTAATTCAAAAAGCTCTTTAATTTCTTTTTCAAACATTTCCGTTCTCCTTTCTTAAAGCAGTGCTAAATACGTAAACAGTGCGAATACGATACTTGCCAGGATCTGCTGCAAGTTCTTCTCCCACATCCACACCGGAAGAAAAGTAAGCAAAATCCCAATAATCACACTAACTACGATATCCCTTCTATTTTGTCTAGGTGATTTCATTCTTTTCCCTCCAAAAAGAAAAAAGATTACAGACTGTAAGCAATATACCAGAAGATATTAGTAATGATTAACAGCGCGGCAGTCAAAAGCCATGCACTGAACCACTTCTTAGTCTCTCTCTTTGCTTTTTTTACGATTTCGGTAGCCAACATTGTTTCCAAATCGTTCCATGTAATCTTTTCATTGTTTGTTGCATTTTTTTTATTTTCCATGTTATTTTCCTCTCGCTTAATATTGACTTTTTAGCGGATAGAGGATTATAATTTACCTGTATCCACTAAGGTTGGTTTAGTGGTTTACTGCTCCGGGGTGGAGGTCGTAGCTCCCTCCGGGGCGCTTATGCCAAATTTGCTTCTTTTCTTCTGTAGTAGTCCAAGATAATTCTCGAACATTCATCGACAATCCTTTGATTGTCTTCCGGTGTATTATCCTTGCAGTAATCATCATGTATTCTAATTATCCCGCCAGATTCATTCTTAATTGTTTTAATTACTGCCATAAGAATCTCTCCTTTCTACGATAGATTATGATGCTTCTTCTATTTTGCTTCTTCTGCAAAATGTTTCTCCATGAGATCGGCAATCATCAAGTATTCTTCGGCGATTTTGCCTTTTCTGGTATTTTTCACCTGTTCGCGGAACTCTGGAATTGTTCCATAGAAGCAGCCGCAAGACACTTTAACTTGTTTGTCCTTACATCTGAAGAATGTAGTTGTGCGGAATTGAGTACCGAATCCATGAATAGTTGCGTAATCTGCATTGCCGGACACCCATGCATTGTCGGACACCCATGCATTGTCGAACACCTCTGCATTGCCGAACACCTCTGCATTGCCGAACACCCTTGCATTGCCGAACACCCATGCATTGCCGGACACCCATGCATTGCCGGACACCCTTGCATTGTCGAACACCCTTGCATTGCCGAACACCCTTGCATTGCCGAACACCCATGCATTGCCGGACGCCCATGCATTGCCGAACACCCTTGCATTGTCGAACACCCTTGCATTGCCGGACACCCTTGCATTGCCGAACACCTCTGCATTGCCGAACACCCATGCATCGCCGGACTGGTTTACATTTTCTTCTTTTTCTACCCATCCGCCAGTTTCTCCGGCTTCTACATTCCCAAATGATATGAGCGCCTTGATTCGAAAAAGCTTCTTCCCGAAAATGTTAATTTTGGTTTCTGATGTTAATTCAAATTTCTTCATGTTTTCCTCCTTAATTACTGTGAAGTTACAGATTCTTTCTTACCTGATTTTTTGCTCCAGTCAACTATTTTTCCTTTCTTTGTTTCGTTTTTTGGATTTTGTGTTATACTCTCCTTTGGAAAGGAGAGATGTTATGGAAATTTCTGGTTCACAAATCAAATTGTTAAAACGTCTTTATAAAACTGATATACTGTTGTCTGATTTTTCCGATTCAGAAAAAGGAGAAATAGAATATCTTGGGAAACGCGGGTTCATTAAATACAGTAAAGAAGATACCGATTCAAGAATCACACCAACCATTGTCTGCATTCAGTCAGCCGGAAAAGCTTTTTATGATTCTTATGTAAGAGACCGCAAACGGTGGTATATCCCTGTTGTCCTGTCCATTGTTGCCATCGTAATCAGCTTATTTGCACTGTACAAATCTGGACAGGTAATCAATGTTTACATTGACGAAAACAAAATGAATACGGTCACAGCTGAGAATCCTCCAGCAAATGCAGATAACAAATAGGGGAAATTCGGATATCTGTAAATAATTGGTAATCCGTCACCATACTTGCGTAACGCTCTGTGTGCTTGTCTAGCCATTTTCCCATGTGAATAATGAGGGTCACTGTTTATGGAATCCAGAATTTCCCATTTTGTCATGTTTTCATATTTTGACGGTGTTCTGTGGAACATTTGTTATCACCTCCTCGATTCTTACCACCCTAGCACTAAACGGATTAAAACTGTTGCCACACTTGCTACAATTGCTGGAACCACATATTCCATAATCGGATGGCGTTTCATTTTCTTCACCTCCCTACCTTGACTTTTCATATTTATTCTCCTATCCTTTAAGCGCAGGCACTGACATGCTGAGTATTGAGGAAAGGAGACGAATATGGTTGAAACAATCTCAAGACTGTACCACTGTCATAAAATTCATAAACACGTCACTATTTATGAGGAGTATGAGGTTTCTGGTAACAGTCGCCGCCTACTGCGGTGCTCATGTCCATATCATCAATACACGGAAATGAAGCCGCACTGTGATGGGTATAATGACCATGGTTTTCAATGTGGTTATGCAAAAAATCAATAACCAGGCTCACTAACTCATCTGGTCGCTCGCTGGGCGATAGGTAACAGTAAAGCCGCAGATCACAGTTGCAACAGTCTCCACCAGATTCTTTGCAGTGCCGACTGACGGCTTTATTAAATTGTAATGTGTCCATTTACGCTCCTTTCATATTTGTTTTTATGAACTCTTTTCACTTTTACTTTCTTCTTTCTCTTTTTAGTTTTGAACGAAGATTTCTTTCCAGTAAAGTGTGTAAAATTATTTGCTCCCATTATTTACCACCTATTTCTCTACGAAATAATTTCTTTTTTTGATATGTACTCACTCCCTTTTTATGCTATACTCTCCTTTGGAAAGGAGGAATTTGCTATGCCCGATAATTTTGGTTTAAGTTACAGTGAACTTTCAGAAATCCGTACTATAAATTCAGAACTGGCAGCACACAATATTGCTTTAGCTTATATCCAAGCAACTGCACAAGTTAATAAATTAAACAGAGAAGATGAAGTTAATTCTTCTGATGTACTGTCACTGTCCAACCAGTATGTACAAGCCTATAACTATGCTTATAATTTTGTCGTTCATGAAAATAAGATTATAAACGAGGCTGAATAGTATTTATTAAGGTGTCTTGACTCCGCTTATACATTTCTTCCATAACAGAGTCCAGATGCTTACGGGCAACTTTGCTTTCTGCGATTGTCAATTCTCCCATTGCCATTACGCAATTTTCTACTGCCTTGAGAATCTTTTCTTTATCATATCCAAGCATCTCAAAAGCATAGTCCGTAAGTCCGGCGATTGATTTTCCTTCCATCTTCATACACTCCTTTCTACTTAACTTCTGGCAACCTTGGTTCAAGAAACTTGTCGGTCCCAACGGATAACGCCCCACAAATTAGTTCGTATTCATCGAAATCTAATCTGCGATTTCCATTGAGAGAAAGATTGAGTTTCTGAACAGGAATTCCAGTTCTGTTGGCGACAAATGTCTGTGTTATGCCGTTGTTTTCAAGGTATGACTTGATTTTCTTACCAACGCACATTCTTCATTTCTCCTTTCTGTTTGAATTTCGTTCCTATCGAACAATTATAGTATAACTTCGAAATATCCGAATGTCAAGAAGAAGTTTCGAAAAAATCGAAATTATTTTATTGACAGTCCGAAATTTTTATATTATTATTAGTTATGAAGGGAGGAAACGATAATGACATTTGGCGAGAAAGTCAAGCAAGCCAGAACGGTAAAGAAGCTGACCCAGAAACAACTTGCAGAAAAAATCAATGCAAAGCACAATTCAATTAGTGACTGGGAAAAAGATAAGTGTAAGCCAGACATGGACACTATTGAACTTCTATGTGGCGTTTTGGAAGTAACACCGACATACCTCATGGGTTCTAAAAGCGATGATGATTATGCAACCATAATTGGAAATCTTATGTCGGAACCTGACATCTTAGATTTTATCGAGGAATACAAAGCACTCGATAAAGAAGATAAGAAAGCAATAAAACAAATAGTTTCATCGCTAAACAAAAGGAGCAAGGGTTAATCCCCTTGCTTCTTTGATTTCAGATATTTAATAAGAATCGTATAGACAAATTTTAACTTGCCCTCATTTTCAGTATTCTCTATCATTTCAATAATTTCCTTTTTGTAATCCATTTTCCGTCCCTCCAATATCACGCAAGCAAGAACATTTGTTCTCTTTTATTTCATCATACCCTCTTCTCAGTAACATAGAACGGATTGGATCATACTTCTCGCTCTTTGCTTAAAAAGTGCGCCCTCCTTTTGCCTTGAACGATTGAAAAAGAAATGGCATTTGCATTCCGCAGAAATATTGTTGCTTTTATTCACAATAAATGGCTGCTGCTCTGCTTCAGATACAACCGCCTGTGTATAATTATGTATCACATATTGATTGTTGGCACTCGCCTTAATAATCACTTCGGAATCTGTTGGATCAATGCTCTCACATAGCGGCGCATGAACAAGAAATGTGAGCATTATCCCAAACAGAAAAAATATAACCAGCTTTTTTATTCCTTTCATAAAATTCCTCCCAAATTAGTTTATATTATACTCTAAATATAACAATTATACAATATCTCAATCTTGCACAAATTTTCGTACATTAATTCTGTATTTGACGAAAATCGAGAAAATTCTACTTTTTTCGTTCAGTCGTCCCAGATTGAGTGCTGTCCGTTTATCATATAGATTTCATCCTGGAGATACAGAGGTGCGTCATATCGTGCGATCACGTTCAAAGCAGAGTCACACTGGTTTCGCTTGATTGACTTGTAGGAGCGCACACGGAAGTTCGCTTTTAAGTCTGCATAAATGTTACTGTATACTCGCTGCCTCATTGACCTGTCCTGGTATGCGTTCGAGCCTTTTCCACCCAGGATGTCCACGCCACGCTTGCGGACTGCTTCCGTGATACGATCAGCTTCGATCGGGAGAATTGGCAAATCAAATTCCAGGCGTTCAAGTTCCTGCCGGACAATATCCACTTTCTTCTCAACCTGGGTTACTCTCTTGTCTACTACGATAACAGCCTGTAATTCCTTGGAAATGCCAGAAAGAGGATTCTCGATTGCGTCCTCCATGTCGTGAAAACGGTTGATATATCTAGCTGTAAAAACGGCACCTTTAGCACCTGTCAGCTTATTTGCGATAAATTCACAGCCTTTCTTTGTAACATCAAAACAAGGTCTGCTTTGATTATTTGCGTCAAGATATGTGTTTTCTGTGAAAAAGTCGCCCAATCCAATTTTGGCTTCGGATAATTGTGCAGCATAATTTCTGATGTCTCTAAGTAATTTGCTGTGGTCTTTTCCAATCATTTCAGCCACTTCCATAGATGTGATAATATTTGTCTTTTCAATAATTTCGTTCATAATTTTTTATCCTTTCTATAAAAAAAATATTGATTTTTTACAGAAAGTGTGTTATCATGTACACGCTTCCGAAAAGCAATGTATAAAATAACACAACTTTCCATAATGGCATATTGGGTCTATGCCTTGGTAAGTTTTGCTTGTTCGACAATTCCACGGCGCACAATTTCGGCTTTAGATACGCCATGTTTGTGCGCTGTGGTAACAAGCAAATCATAAATTTCCTGTTCCATTCTGATTTGGAAGTATGTGTTTTTTGTAATCTCTTTTTTAGGTCTACCCATAGTTCTCCTTTCTGTCGTAAATTCCATTTTATTGTAATGATAAATAAATGTCAATTTACTCTAAGTATATAAATTATTGTAATTGGTTAGGTGCCCGCTTTTATGCAGGCACCATTTTCTTATTTCATGCTCTTTTCAAGCATATTCTTGATTTCGATAATTTCCTGCAAAATTCTATCTTCCTTATCTGCACGAATGTCTCCATCAATTAATCTTCGGATATAGTCGTTTTTGCTCACCCCCATTTCCTTTGCCTTTTCACCAACAAAATCAATTTGTTCCTCTGTGAGTCTTAACGTAAATGTTTTGATACTCATTGGTTTCTCCTTTCTTTTTGTGAAGTCGTATTGACTTCTTATGTTCAATATAGCATGAAGTCATTTAGAAGTCAAGTATTATTTTTGTCGAAATCTGTCAAGTTGTTATAAATTATTATGTTTTATTTTGTTTTGTGCTGTGGTACAATCAGATAAAATAAACCATATGAGGAGGATTTTCTATGGAAAAGACCAAAAAGTGCAAATATTGCAAAACAGAGATTCCGGCAGACGCTAAAGTGTGTCCGCAGTGCCGGAAGAAATTAAAAGGTGGAAAGTTTAAGTGGATTCTGCTTACCCTTATCATCCTTTGTGCTATAGGTGCGGTGACAGGCGGAAGTAATAGTAATTCCAGTACGAAATCTACAAATTCTACATCAAGTAAAAAAGAAGATATACCAAAAGAATACACTTCCGTATCAGTTAATGATATGATGGCAGATCTTGATAACAATGCCATGGGAGCGTCTGATAAATACAAAGATAAATATCTTGAAATTACTGGAAAACTTACAAACATTGACGCTTCTGGAAAGTATATTGACTTGATGGCTGATGGAGACTTTGAGATTATCGGAGTTCAATGCTACATAAAAAATGATGAACAAAAAACAAAAGTAGCTTCCATGACCAAAGGAGAGACAGTTACTTTAAAAGGGAAATGTACAGATGTTGGAGAAGTCTTTGGATATTCTCTTGATATTGATGAAATAGAATAAATAATAAAAAAGCCGGCTCCTGCGACCAACAGGAACCGGTTTTAATAAATAAGATAATCCGGAGAAAATCTTACCTACACCATAATTATATCATCTCCTGGATTATCGCACAAGTAAAAAAGGAGAATGATAAAATGAATGAATCAGTATGTATCTATCTAAGGAAATCCAGAGCTGATCGGGAAGCTGAAGCACATGGAGAGGGTGAAACACTTGCCAGGCATCAGAGGATCCTGTTAGATCTTGCAAAGAAAAAAGAGTACATTGTGGGCGCAATTTACCGCGAAGTGGTATCTGGAGAAACTATCGCCGATCGCCCTGTTATGCAGCAACTTCTTCACGAGGTAGAATCCGGCATGTGGGATGGAGTCCTGGTTGTAGAGGTGGAACGTCTTGCCAGAGGTGACACCATCGACCAAGGCGTTGTATCAAGGGCTTTCCAGTATTCTGACACGAAAATTATTACCCCCACAAAAATATATGATCCAAACAACGAATTCGATGAAGAGTATTTTGAGTTTGGACTATTTATGAGCCGAAGAGAATATAAAACCATCAAGCGCCGACTGAACGCCGGAAGGATCTCATCAGTAAAAGAAGGGAAATACTGTGGTAACAAACCACCTTACGGATACGAAAGAGTAAAACTTGAAAAAGAAAAAGGCTATACTCTCCGACCTGTTCCGACTCAAGCTGAGATTGTAAAGATGATATACGCCTGGTATGCCGGTGATGGCTGTGAGCAAATTGGAGTCGCGAAGATTGTGCGGAAATTAAACGACATGAGAATAAAATCCGCGCTAGGCGGCGACTGGACTCCTGCCAGCATACAGGGGATCCTAACAAATCCGGTATACATCGGGAAAATAAGGTGGAATGGGAGAAAAACAGTGAAGACTATACAGAATGGTCAAGTAATTAAGACACGCCCACGATCAAAAGATACTCTTATATGCGAGGGATTGCATCCAGCTATTATATCGGAGGACCTGTTTAACTCCGTACAGGAAATACGAAAAAAGAACCCACCTCGCCCAGTTAGTATAGCAAACTCGATTCGTAATCCACTTGCCGGAATTGTCTATTGCAGCAAATGTGGTCGCGCCATGGTTCGCCGCCCTTATCAAAAGCGCAGGCAGGAAGATACCCTCATGTGTCCTTATACATCTTGCCCCACAGTAAGTAGCAAGTTGTCTCTGGTTGAAAAAGCTGTGATTGATGGAATTAAAGAGATCGTGGAGGAATATAAGTTAAACAATGATATTAATGCATCTTCAAAGGATATTGATTGCGTAATAACCTCTAAACAAAATCTCATACATGAGAAAGAAAACGAGCTGGAAAGCTTAAACGCCCAAAAAGCAAAACAATATGACCTACTCGAACAGGGTATCTATACCACTGAGGTTTTCCTTGAACGTGCCAAAACAATATCCGCATCTATCCAGTCTTGCTCCGATACTATAGAAAAATTAAAAGAAGAAATTAAACACGATCAGAACATTATAAAGCAACAATCAGATTTTATTCCTCGTTGCGAAGAGCTACTCGATAACTATTGGAGCCTTGACACGGAATCGAAGAATAAAATGCTTAAGAGTTTGATTGAAAAGGTTGCCTACTCAAAAGATACTAAAAACGCTTATGGGAAAGGCAACGAGATTGGTTTCCAGCTAGACATTTTCCCAAAAATCCAGAAGAATAATTAATGATATCTTCTATGTGCTGACGAACTGGCACATTGATGTTATCAGCAATTAAATAAAAGAAATTCCCGGGGTTAATTCCCCGGGATATTTTTACTGCTTCTTAACATATTTTGCAGACACAAATCCATAATATTTTCCAGCAATGCGAATGTAATACCACTTACTACCGTTTTTATCTTTCTGGGTAAAATTCATTACCTCTACTTCATTCCCCTGGTTGAGCTTTGGGTATTTTTTGATGTTCGGGTACTCAGTTCCAGCCCAGGTACGCACATTAAGCACAGTGGCGGTTACATTCCCCTTGAAAAGCACCTGTGTCTTGTCCTGTTTTCCTGTAATGGTAGCGGATGCGGGGCCACCCTCCTTTGCTAGATATCCAGTCCAGATCCAGCCAATACCGATACCGGAAACTTTTACATGCGTCCACTTTTCGCTTGTCTTTCCGTCAATTTCAACAACGGTTCCTTTATTGATTGAACCCATAATGTAGCCATTCGGTGTCTCGCGGACATACAAGTCATTCACGGTTGCAGTTCTGATTCCAGTCTTTTTCCATGTGGCTGTATCTTCGTAGGATTCCCAATCAATCCAAACATATCCATCAATGGAAGAATCATCAATAGCGTAGGATTTATTTCGTACCGCTCCGCCATTTGCTACTACTCCAGCTGCACTAGAAGTATTTCCTTCATTTGTATAGATTCTCGAGCTATCAAAACTCTGCACACTTCCAACATGGGAGCCATTGCGGAAGATTACAAGCGCACCTACCTTTTGAGTGTTGCGCCAAGTACCTTTTTTCTTAGCCCAATTAGTGATTGATACACAATTGTAAAAACCACCACCCATGATTTTGAGGGCATTTGTGATTCCAATTACTTTCACCAGCTTCCAGAACTGATACTCTGCACACCATGGCTGTCCCTGGCATCCTGGCTGTCCCCAACTATTTACATCTCTTGCAAATTTTGTGTAATTGTTGTATCCTGCATTCTTTTTAAAATCATCCAGATAGGAGTTGCTTTTCTTTTCAAGGTACCCGCCGTTGGATGCGTAATAATCACCAAGGTTTAAAAATTCTTGTAATTTGCTCATTATATAATTCCTTTCATATTTGGTTCGCCCCTCAAAATTAAGGAGCGCAATGCTTCACTAAAAGTCGTGGTACATGTTTTAAAAATATGCTATAATCAACCTATTAAGGAGGTGTCGCAAAATGTTTTTAAAATTGAAAATTTTCTGTACTTGTAATTGCAACTATTACGTAAATGAACAAATTAACACGGAAAAGGTAATTTGTCCAAATTGCGGCAAGGAGCATCCGTCTTCATCACAAATCATATCTATGCTTCGCATGGCTAAGTGTATTAATGATGGCAATGTTCCTGGTGCAAATATAGTGAGGACATTTGCTGTATCTAAGCAAGAAGATTCTGGCTGTTAATAATGTCGCTGCAAAGTGGAGAGGGGTTTTAATCCTCCCCACTTTTTTTTACTTAATTCACTAAAGCCCTCTTTAGTTAATTACCAGTAACCAAGTTCTTTTCCACGTTCAGAAGCAAGAGTAGCAATTATATTGTAGCCTTTATCATTATAATGCACATCGTCGTATAGTAAAGATGGTGGTATTTTACCCTGCGAAATGGCTGTTGTATCTTCAACCGTTGGTGTAATTCCCGCATCAGATAAACCATATTCAATCATATATTTTCTTTGATTTATATAACGCCTACCAAAATGCATTGCCATATTTTTTTCTATCGTTTCAAACGTTTCGGTAACTGTACTAACTAAGTGATGGATTCCAATCACAATATATTTTTTGTTGATAGGACTCATATAGTCAATCATTGCTTCTATACATTCAATCAGTTCGGCTAAGGTAGTAAACCCACCATTAGTTCCAATCCATATAATGTTAATATTATCACGCATTGATTTCATTGCATAAGTAATTAAGGGAGTTGGGCGAGAAACAATTACGGACTCTCCATTTTCGGAACGAGAAAAATAATATTTTCCATTTTCATAGGTAAGTGTACCCTCTACTCCATTGATAGAACAGGGATTTATTTGTGCGGTCATAACATATTTACCTGTCGTTGGGTCTAATGCCGAACCACCTTGCAACAATATGCCAGTACTGCCACCATATATGTTAGTTAATTTAACTTCTACTTTACTTGCATTTGCAGGTATGGTAAATGGCTTTACAATATTTGGTAAACCACCTTGTCTTGAAGCTATGTTAATCGTATTTTCTCCGCCTACACCACAATTAATCACTTCTCTACCATCAAGTAAGCCATATAAAACATATGGGAATGCTTTAGAATATGAATCACCAACACCCACTCCACGAGTGAGTGAATCACCCCAACAATTTACAGTTTCTTTTCCATTTATTTTAGAAATATTTATAGTTTCTATTTTATTAACCACTAAGGGATATGTCTGTGTTGGAAATTCATTCAAATATAATTCAACACCATTCGATGGTATTGATATTTCAGTTGTGATATAAGTATTTGGCGATACACCCATTTTTGCTGAATTTATCACTTTACCGTTCGAATCACATATAGCATATAACAATGTGTTTACACTACCATGTGTTTGTGACAGTATTCTATATTTTTCTCCACTAATAACGATTTTGTGCATCACATAAGCGTTTGCGTTTTCATATGTCATAATTTCATTATTAGTATCAATATACGCAACTTTATTTTCTAATAAGTTGTAATCAGACGGCTCGACAGCAATTTCTTCCTTTTCTTTATTATACAATTCATTTGAAGTGTCAGTTATAGCTTTATCTAAATCTTCCTTTAGCGAAGCAGTCTCACTGTCTACTTTCGCGAATTTATCCCCTACCGCTTTAGAATCCGCAAACCCGCCCTCTTTAGACAACGTTGCGTCAGAAACTGGACTGTCCAACACCGCACCGTAAGGCAGCTGCCGTTTCTTTCCATCCGCTGTGATTATCCCTTTAAATGTATCAGCCATTATTGTTTACCTCCGTCGTTTTCAAACTCACATAACCATCTGCATCCATGTTAAGTCCAACGCCCTTACCAGTCAGATACGTCTGGACTGCTTCTGCGATACTTTCCTTACTAGCTCCAATCCCATCAGTACACAGTTTATACAGGTATCTTTCTTTTCTGGTTATTGGCTCTGGTACCTTCCCTGTATAATCTCCAGTTAGCTTTGCGAGATACATTTCTTCTCGCGTGATAGGTTTGTTGTCAGGCATTTTTTATACCTCCTTTTTTACTATGTATTGATTAATAACCTCTTTTAATTCCGTCAGTTCTGTTTTGATTGATTCTAACTCGGATTGTAATTCTTTAACTTTCTCATGCTCATTTTTTAGCATTGCGAACATGCATGGAATCATAATACGATAGTTCCAGTTCTCGGCATGTCCATTTTTGCCGTGATCAACAGCGATTGGAAATCTGCGTTCAATATCTTCTGCAATAAACATCGGCATTTCTTTACCGCACCGTTCGTCTTGCTCCATAAGATATCCGTCTTTGTACTTCGCCCAGATTACTTTGACTTTATAGAGGTCTTCCAGTTCGTCTTCCTTTACGGTTTTCCCAAGAATTTTATAATGCATAGAGGATGATGCAATCGTTCCGACATCTCCATTGTTATTTTTTCCTAAGTTACTACCGGTTATAAGCTTAGGCATTTCCGGCACATTGAGAGTCAGAGAACTGCTTCCAGTTGTCTCAACTTTCATCCTAGATACTGTTTTTAAAAGAAGACCAGCTTGTTTGCTCTCCAAAACAGTCCAATATCCATCAGAGTATTGCGCGGATAAATCAAGAAGTCCATGAACAAGGGAGGAATCGTAACCAGCTGTAGCCACAGACTCATTTATCTGGAACCACTCTTTTCCCTTGAAGTTTTTAAACCCAACTGAGTTATCTATTTGAGTTATTATATTTCCATTCGCGTCGTACACCTCAAAGGTGCCATATCCATTATTCGGACCGCCAAGCTTCAACGTTCCGCCTTTTGCATAGGTGAACGAAATATATAACTGGTTGCCCTCTTTATAAATTCCTTTCATGGAACCATTATTTGTAAGAAGATTAAATATCTCTTCGTGGGTAAGTGCGTCCACATCAATCAATATTGGAATAGTCTGTATATCAAGCTGATTATTGTTTCCTCCAGCTTCATACAATATAAACCTTATATACACAACACTTCTGTCCAATGATCCAACTGTATAAGATTTTTCTGATTCATCCACAATACTTGCTAAAACATTACTATAAGTAGATCCATCAGTTGACGTTTGAACTTTCCATCTGCCTTTATATTCTTTTCTTTCTGCCTTATCCCCATCTCTATAATATGCTTTTGCAGTTATATTGTTTGGTGATACTTTATTATCCTGTCCACGTTTTAAAATATCCGCTGACATTTCAATAAAATACGTTCTACCAGGTACGCCTTGCTCTCCTTTTTCCCCGGCGTATTGCTTTGAAACAGAGAATCTTTTGCTAACAGATAAGGTTTCCAGATAAGTAGCTTTTATATCTATCCATCCATTATCTGTATTTAATCCAGTTACAGTATATGTTTTTGTTGAGATATCCCATGCTCCATCCACTCCATCAGATTTTGATATCGTATAACTACAATCAGCCGTAATATCCTGTGTTCCGTACATCACGACTGCCTGTGTAGTCACACCACTTGGAAATGTCCCGTAATTCCCGTTAGAGTCAACAGATATTCCCTGATATTCGTTGCTTAATTGCAATGTCATATTTTTAGCAAGCGCAGCTGCTTTCATTGCATTTTCAGCTGTTTGCTCGATATCATTGATAGATTTTCCATCGCCTATCTGCACGGATCCATCGAGATATACTTTTTTTGTATTCATATCTGCCTGGAATATTATATTTCCATCAGAATCCCTCACAGTTAAAGCACCGGAATCTATATAATTCGCATTTATCCCTTCTGCGTATAAAAGCCTTGTTATCAATGTTCCGTCAACAACAAATCCGTATGGATAAGTTTCACCGCCATCATTGGAAACCCCTATAGCATTACTGGTTAGCTTTATCACAACTTTTGATTCTTCTAGTAATGGTTTATCGTGCAAATAAGTAATAACGCTTTTATCTTCAAGCACCTCAAGAGTTTCAAAAAGTCCCTCTGAATTAGCCAGCGCATTTTCAAGTTTTTTAACAGCTTGTTCTCTGGCTGTTTTTTCGTTTTCAATGATTTTTTTAGCAGCTATTAATGTTTTATCAGCAGATGATAAAAATTTGCTACTCCCTCTTATTGGATTTTCGGCTTTTGTTTTTACATCTGTTGTTCCGTTCAGCCTGCTTGATACATCGGTAATTGGCGTTATATACTTATTTTCTTTTCTGTCGTAAGTAAAAGCCATATCTCCAAATTCTGTTAACGGGTTGTAAATCAGACTTCCCTCCATGCTCCGGAATGATTTCCCGATTAGATTATCTCCAATCCAACCAGCTACAGTTTCAAGATCGGCATCACTAAGCAAATCATTCTCTAATTCCAGGACGTACCCATCTTTTCCATACATGGCATCTGATTCCGTATTTTTTACCTTGATTCCGGTTATTACGATATCATCGCTTGAGAGAGTTGGCGAAGAAAGATAATCTCTTAATCTGGTAGGATTTCCAACTCCTTCTTTTAATGTGAGATACCCGTCACTATCTAAGTACCAGTTTCCGGCGCTTGGAGAAATGAATCCGTTGGAATCTGCGCTTGATCCTTCTCCAAACACAAGATATCCATCAGCCCCAACTGTCGCTCCGTAGTCTACTGATACAAAATTAAAATCCCATTTAATTAACTGTAAATTACCATTTACATCCACTCTCGCATTTGCTGAATCTAACATAGCTATCCAGCCGATCAGCTGCCGGAAAGTAATTCCGTCCGGAATGCTGTTGATCACCATGCTCCCATGTTCCATGGATGAAAAGCCCATAGAGATTCCAACCGTTGCGCAAGCATCCCGAAGCAACGTAAAAGCCGACTGTGGAAGCACCAGATTGCTTGTATAAGATGCATTCGCTTTATACATATCATCCAGAGCAGTAAATTCAAGTACTTCACCGTACTGTTCCGGAGTTGTAATGGTGTAGGTTCCTTTTTTAATAGTCTCTACAGTATCATATATTTTCATTTTCAAATAAGCAGTTAATTTTGCTTTATAAAAATAATAATCCTTCCATTGATCCTCTGTGTTATCTATACTCAGAGTCATAGACTTACATACTGTAGCTCCAATCGGGAAACTGCTGCTTTCAGCGCAATCCGTAAAGCCTCCTCCGCCTACCAGAATTTCGCTGTCCAAGGTCTTTTTTCTTCCATCGGCAAAAGTGATATCCACTATTTCACATAGTATTTTACCTTCTGCAAGTGCGTTTTTAAATTCTTTAGACGCATTAATCAAGCGGATTCACCCCCTGCATATTGAATGATATTTCAGAATAATATTCTCCTACTTGAGCTATATTATATTGCATTTTTCCAACATAAAACTGTTCTGAACGCCATTCGTTTTTGTGTGCTAACCAGTGATACAACATAAACGGTTTCCCTTTAATTATTGCATTTACGAGATTGGTTGATTTCTCATCAACGCGAACATTTGTGGCTTTATAGCTATATTGCATAACTGTATAAAGTGGTACTATTATTGCTCTTCCATACTGTGTACGGTTACTTCCTTCTGAATATGTAGTTTCGAATTTACACTGCATATCCTTATCTGGCTGAGGAATGAGAAGTCCATTTATTTTATATCTATCAGTTATTGATTTGCTTATCGAAAATGCCACGTTCTCACCCCCCTATGCCAGTTCAAACGGATTTGTACCGCTTGCATCACGCCTTAACTTTGCTTCGTCAATCATCTCATCAAATATCGTTCTGCGGTTCAATTGCGCTGTAAATCTGTAATTTCCGCCACTACCATGATTTCCGCCAGTTTCTTCTCTTACGATCTGTCTTAACAGGTCTTCTGGTGCTTCCAGGTTGCGACCGTTCTTCTGGTCTCCAAGGACTGCCAGAAACTCTGATCTTGGCGGAATAACGGCACCTTTTGCAAGATATGGAATTGTAGGAACTCTTGGAAAATTAGCTGTAAATCCAATTGTTCTTGAACCAAAAGGAGTTGGAATCTTCCACGGTCCGAATGTAAATGCTGATTCAATTCCGCCGATTGCACTGTTTACAGTTCCAATAGCGCTGTTTGCAATTCCGATGACTTTGTTTAGAATATCCCGGATGGTATCACGGATACCGCCAAAAATTTCCACCACTCTGTCTCTTGCCGATGTAAATTTGTTTACAATAGCATCGCGGATAGCTGCGACTTTATTTCCCACAATCGTCACGATATTCTCCCAGGTTTCTCTTGCATTGGCTTTCATACCGTTCCATAAAGTTGAAGCTTTTTCTTTCATGTCGCTAATTTTTCTGGTTGCCGCTTCTGCCATTTCTCGCGTCTTTGAAGTAACAAATTTAACTATCGAAGAAACGACATTTGAAACAAGTGTTCCTATCGCATCCAAGATTCCAGTAACGGTTTCTTTCAGATCAGAAAGAATCATACTTACACCTTTGCCCATTGTTTTAAAGAAGCCAACAACAGCAGATGCTACGATTCCTGCAACTTCTTTGATTTTGTCCCAATTTTTGTACAGTAAAACGCCAATCGCAATGCAAGCTCCAACGGCAATAGCGAATATTCCCCCTGGTCCGATAGCTGTTGCGATAGCTTTAATACCACCTATAATTCCACCCGCCCCAGTCATCAGAGCTATAAGACCTTTTCCATATGTCATAATTGTACCAATACTTCCGCTGATGCCTTTAGCCAGTACCGCGATCTTTCCTGCTGCAAATGCTCCAATCAGAGCTGCGCCGAATGCCTCAATGATTGACTGATGGTCTGCAAAAAAACCTGACAAATCAGACACTAGGTTAATCACTGTTGGAATTCCTATTTCAATCAGCCATTTCAGCATCGGAAGAACGATATTATTGTAAATCCATTCAAGAACATTTCCGATGGATTCTAAAATTGGAGCAAATGTACTGGTTAAATTGCTGATAGATTCCAATAGCGGATAAAAGTTGAGATTCGCCGCCCATGTCGCTGTATCCTCTGCGATTTTCTCAACAAACTGCATAACTACTACAAGAGCATCTGCAATGTTCTGGATAATCTGTGTTCCGACATTGTTCTTATTCCAAGCATCTGCGAAGCCGGAAGCGATATTCCCAACGGTCTTAAGTACGTTCTGAGCAATCCTCAGCATGGTCGTAAGCATCGTTGTGCCCGTGCCGTTTGTCCAGACCTCTACAAGGCTTTTACCTACACTTACAGCGAGCTTTTTGAGTCCATCAAGTGCGGTTTTCGCCGCATTAATAGTATTCTTACCCTCTTTTTTCCAAGCGTCCTTAAATGGCTTCCAGAGTTTTTTAAGTAAGTCTGCTAATTTCTTGGCAGAATCACTGATTTTATCCAGTGCATTTTCGCCCTCTGCTAGGCTGCCATAATCCACACTGCCAACCGAACTCGGCAATCCTCCGCCTCCAGAACCAGTTCCACCGGATCCAGAACCGGATGGAGTTGAAGATGTGCCCTCTGTGGAACTAGCCTTGTGTACTTCGTCAAGTGACGAAAGATAGTTTTTTGTTTCTTTATTTGCTTTTTTCGTGGCTGTTGCATTATCTCTATTGGCATCCGCCAATTTCTCTGCATTGTCCGCTGCCTGTCCATACTGATCCGCTGTATTTGCGATCGCGTCTGTTCCGGTAAGACCTGCTCCACTTCCACTTGTCTGACCTGATGATTTCTTGCCAGTAATAAGCTCCGTGAATGACTTGAACGCATTCGCCAGAGTTGCCAGTTTACCTAGCAAGATATTAATAACTTTCAGAACAGGTGTGAAAATATTAATCAATCCCTGTCCGACTGTTGCTTTGAGAGACCGCAACTGCAACTGCATCACTCGCACCTGGTTAGCCCAGCTGTCAGATGTTCGGATGAAGTCTCCAGATGCGGCCGATAACTGATTCTGTACAAAAGCTAGACGAAGAGCAACTTTCTCTTGCTCGGTCATTTCAGATGTGGTTTTGCCGTAGCCGTTTGCAAGCGCATACTGGTCAAGTGCGCTTTGCGTCATAACGACACCTAAATCTTTTAATGTTTCCGTTTCGCCTGTAAACACGGATTTCAGCTTGATATAGGCTAAATCTTGACTGATGTTATAGAATGATGCTACATCACCAGTCAGCTGTGTCAGAGCTGTTGACATGTCGTAAGCCTGTGCTTCTGAGAATCCGAACGACTTAGACATTGCTCCGAACGTACCGACATACCGTTTAGCCATAGTCTCAGATAATCCGGCTGAGGTCATGGCGTTCTTTGCGAATTCATTAACCTTATCGGACATGGTTGTAAATGTAACATCGACCACGTTCTGCACTTCGGCCAAATCAGAGCCAAGTTCCACGCACTCTTTGCCAAACTGTACCAATTTACCGACAGCAAACGCCCCACCAATCAACAGGCCGATTTTTTTTACAGCACTCCCAAGGCCGTTAAATGACTGTTTTATAGCTGATACGCCATTTTGGACACCGGTTGTATCCATTCTGGTATCAATAATGACTGAGCCATCAGCAGCCATGTGTCCACCTCCTA